AACCAACGCCATCGTTGTTGCCATTTTTTGCGTCTTGTTTGGCGGTGCTTTTTGGATCAGTCTCACTGACACTCTCGACAAGCAACAGCGCCAACATTGCGAGCAAGGCTGGCAACCCGCGTGTGAGGCCCTGAAGTGACCGTCACTGAACACGATTTAGCTCATGCAGTATTCGAGTTGTCTTGCTGCGTCTCTGATTTGCCGTCAAGAGAAGAAGCAGAAGCCATTAAGGCTGAAGCTATAAAAATTTTCAGCGAATACATTGCTCAGCAAAACCTGCCACAAGAAGAGGCATGTGCTCTTTTCAATTCTTTAACTGCGGACGGTCGAATTAAAAAGGCTGGTGAGCGTGGGTTTCAAGAGTATATGCAAAGGAAAAGGAGCTGATGGGTCGTGGGATCTACTGGAACACCCGACCTGAACACACCATCAAGGCTGCCAAGGCGAGAGCCAAGGCTGCGCTGAAAGAAAAAAATCCAAAACTCACAGCACTCGAACGCGCCTTTTATGAAACCTTCAAAAATCGAGCAAAAAGATCTTGAAGCGACAAAACTGAATCTTGTTATTGCTCTCAACGAGCTAATGTTTTATGTTTCAATTTTGCCAAGCAGAGAGGAAACAGATGCTATCCGCAAAGTTATCAGGTCTTATACGTCCTCTTACATAAAAGATTGCCAAAAACAAGGCAACACAGACGAGCTGCATGAGCTTAATGATTGGCTGACCTGTGATCCTCCTCGCCCAGTAAGGCAAGCTGCTGAGGAAGCATGGCAAGAACGCATGGAAATCTAATTACTGCTTGACCTGGGCGGCGTTTGCGTAAGTCCCACCACCTCAACCCCACAATCATGAAATCAACCGCAATCAATCTCGACGAAGAACGTGCAGCAAAGCTAAAACAGCTTTCAGACTCTTCATCTGGCCATAGCTCAACAATTCATGTCGCAGGGCTACCCTTTCAAGTCGAACAGCGCAAAATTTCACAGTCGGCCATAGCCTCTGCTCTTCTCAATGCAGCCATTGACAACGCCCACGCACAACTCTCTCAGTAGCGTTACTTTTGCTGTTCTTGGCACGCCTGTTCCGCAAGGTTCAGTGCGTGCCTACAACAGCAGGGTTGTTGCTAACAATGCTGAGGCTCTTGCTAGCTGGCGCAGTGACGTTGCAGCTGCTGCACACCGTCATAAGCCCGAAGGATGGGACATTAACGCCGCAGTTTCTTTGCGATGTGAATTTGTCTTTCCGCGCTCACTGTCGCATTACGGCACAGGTGCAAACGCTGGCAAGCTCAAACCTTCTGCGCCGCAGCATCACACCAAAACCCCTGACGTCGACAAGCTTTGTCGGGGTGTAGCAGATGCCATCGGTGACGCAGTCGCCCAGGTGCTGCTCAAAAACGATTCGCAAATCGTTTCCCTTTACGCAACTAAGAGGTATCAAACAGATGACTTCCTCGGAGCCATCATCACCGTCACAGCCCTTGAGTAATTTGGCAGCCGCGCTGATCAAATTCCACGAGGCAGTGCCCACCATTCATGACAATTCCGAAAGCCATTTCGGCGGCTTTGCCGATCTCCCTGGCGTGCTTTCAAAAATTGGCCCAGCCCTTAGGACAGCCGGCCTCGTGGTTTCACAACTGCCAGAAAACGTTGATGGTCAGCCTGGCCTTAGAACCACGTTGCTACACACCAGCGGCGAAAGTTTGACCTCTGTCACCTTATTGGCAGTAAACGCAGGGAGAAACGCAACCCAAGAATGGGGGAAGGCTGTTACCTATCAACGACGTTATGCACTTTTGGCCGCTTTGGGCCTATGCGTGGGAATTGTTGACAACGATGCAGACTTAGATGAAGGCGCAAAGCCTGCAACAAAAGTCGAGCATCAACAGAGCACAACTATCCCAGGAATCCCAGCAGAGGAAAACAAGCTCTCTACGAAGGAAGTCGATGAATTGATCTTAAGCATTAAGGCTTTGAATGATGGCAACAAGCAAGACATCACCACGGCCTTCTGCTTTGCTTTTAAGCACAGCGAGGTCAAGCTAACGAGAGACAGAATCAGCAGGCGTAAGCATCAAACTTGGATTCAAGACTGGTTAAAGGCCCACCATGCTCGATGAAGATAAAAAGCGCGAACAACGCTCTAAGGCAGACGACGAACGCCGCAACCGCCATTTTCAAGTGCGGTTGGATAGGCAGTTAGCTGCTCAACTGCGTCACTACGCAGAGCAACGCCATCACGGCGTCATCAACTCTGCGCTGCAAACCATCATTTCCAAATTCTTCAACTGATGTCTGACTTCAGCATTAACTTTGTTCAATTCACTACTAAAGAAGAGGACAAGAGAACTGAGAAGAGCCCTGACGTGACCGGAAACATTGAGGTTCCGGCTCAAGAGGTCAATGCTCTAATCTCCTACCTGCAAAACGCTGAGCGCGTGCTCAATTGGCAGGACAAGGAAGTGGTTAGGATCAGCCTTGCTGGCTGGAATAACGAGATTAAGCAAGGTAAGAACGAGGGCAAACCTTATCTGTCAGGCAAGCTGTCTTCTCCTTACGTTCCTCAGAGCAAGCCCGCAGCTGCCAAGCCTGTCATTGACTTCTAAGCTTGTAATGAACGAGAAACTCAGGGCGCACTCGCGCCCTTTTTCTATGTCACGCCCAACCATCAAGCAGGTCAACGAAAACGGGACGTTGCTTTGGGAGGTTTGCTCTGCGGGCATGGTTCGCAGGTTCCGGTATGACTGGCAGGCCAATTTTCACTACGAGGCTGCCGTCAGGCTTTACAGGTCAAGGCTGACCGGGAAGCAGGGCTAACCCCTTGCGCATGGCATACCACCTGTGTATATTGGAGGTGTTCAGGGGGAGACCCCACACACCCCGCCTACAGGGCGGCTTTGAAAATGAGGGTTCTTCCTTCCACTGGTACTGCTTTCACTGAGGCTCAGCTTGAGACAGCCTTTGACAAGGTGGCTGATCCTGCTGACTGGCGGAATCCCATCTATCAGGTGGTTGACCGTGATGACGTGCATGTCACCGTGTGCGCTGTGCGTCACTTCACTGCAGCACCGATCGAGGTGATTGACCTTCAGTGGAATGATGAGTTCATGATCAAGTCTCCGGGCTACCGGCTCGGACCGGCAGGAGCCTGAGCCCTTCGGGGCTTTTTTAATCCCAGCAAGCCAGCTTGGCGTCAAGCTCGCCGATGCGGGTCACTGCTTGGCTTAGCAGCTTGCTTTGATGCCAGCTTTGTCGAACAAGGCCAACGCAAAGCTCTTTTAGCGCCTCTTCGTCTTCGCAGCTGTAGACCTCTCTAACGCTGCGTTCAACCTCCAGCTCCTCTTCAAGGCTTTGGTGTATGACCATCCAGTCAGCCCAGCCCATTGCTTTGAAGATTCTTATCGAGTCATGCCACAGACGGCATCACTGTCAAGTGTCCGTTGTAATGGCCTGTCTCGCGATAGCTGCGCATTGGCACGTTTGACATCGCGTGAAACACCATCTGACCGATGAGGAGCCCAGGCCAAATACCGATCGGGTGATGCAGGCGTTCGTTCTTTAACTCAAGCGTGAGTCGGCTTGAGTTAAATCCAGGGTCAACCCAGCCAGCAAGCAAATGGTTGTAACCTTCGCGGGCTCGGCTTGACTTGAGTACAAATTGACAACTGATGTCGTCGGGGATGTCAAACAGCTCAAGTGTCTCAGCCAAGCAAAACTCACCGGGCTGAAGCATGAACGGGTCATCCTCTGTCTTGTCTGAGATGTTGATGCGCACTAGCTCAGGGCTGTAAATGCTCTCGATCATCAAGTAAGAACCCAGGCGCACATCAAGGCTCGCCGGATTCAGAAGGCTTTCATCAAATGGCTGAATCATCTTGCCTTTTTCACACCTGGCCCGAATCTCCCAATCGCACAAAACTGCCATCCGAAGGACGCAAAAATCAATCTTACTTAGCTTGGCCTGGAATTTTCTTTTCAGCGTGATACGCCCCTTTTTGGTGCATTTCAGTCACATCTCGCACCCATGGCACAAGCCAATCATTGACCCGTGAGCACTGATCCCAGTTCATAGGCTTAGCGCACTGCACAACGACAGTCGTCCAAAACGCGCTGGCGTAGGCCCAGACCCAATAAAACTGACTCACTGCGATTCAACAAAAATGGCCCAGCCGCTCCTAGGGCCACGATCTTGCCAACGTTGATGAAAGGCAGCTTGCCGCACGCTGACCCGATAACCCGACAGCGCAGGATTGTGGCCGCCACGTTCTATGTCAGGCAGCCCAGCTGGGTCCGTCATAAGCCAGCTCGGGTCTGAGCTGTATCGCCCTGAGTACCCGTGCAGGATCGACCAATGCCCGCAGGTTGTGCTACCGCACATTGGCGGTTCACCGCGCAGCATGTTGCCTTGGTGCAACCAACCCACCAGCACAGGGATGCCAGCGTCTATGGCTTCCATCACATCTTCTGCATCTGCATTGTCTACAAAGCGAACCTGCAGGCCAAGGCTGGTCAAAGCCTCGACGTGAGCAAAGACAGAAGTAGTGTCGCCATATTTGGCTCTAATCCTTTCGTACTCCTCCTGCGTGGCAATTTTCTTGTAGTAGGCGGCTATTGCACTTGCAGAACTTGTGAAGCACTTCCTTTCACCGCCAGGCAGATCAAGTTGTCGGAAATAGCGAGGCAAGTACACCTCCTGGTCGATGCCACTCGCCTTCCACGCTTGAAACCATTCCGCATCCTCTTGAAGCAACTCAGCAGGCATGGCCTCCTCCAGCTGCTTGATGGCAGCCATGCGGTGCGGCACGTCTGGCTTGTACCACTCGAAAAAGGGCAGCAACGCTAGCGCCATCGCGATGACCAGCAGGGTCACTTGGATGATGCCTGAAGCCACTTATTTTTCAATCCTTGTGTCAGGCAACAGCAGGTCACGCAGGTGTTTGACTGCCAGGTCATCCAAATCGTTATCGGTGCGTGATACAACCTTTTCGCACATGGCGACAATCAGTTCTTTGAAGGCCCGTGATTTCCAAGCGGTCATCAACACAGGCTTAAGAAGAAGAAGCATTGGCCTGGCCTAGTTACCCTTAAAGCGTAGCTCTGTTGTGCAATGGCAGAAACTCCAGACGATCATCACGAAAAGGAAGGCGTCAGCGTTGCTGATCTTGTTAAGTGCGCTGTCCTC